CGTCGCAGTGAGGCGTCAGGACACAGCGTCACAATTCCTCTGCCGATTTACTCAGCAGTGCGCGACCATGTGCTTTCGACGAAGGTCCCAGGAGTTGCCGGCATTAACAACGTTCTCGAACGTTGTGGCAAGAATCTGCCTGTTGAGGATGTGTATGCGCTTGCGGCGTACCTCCAGGCACCAGCGGAGCTGACGGAACCGGTGAATTACACCCGGTCTGTTGACTCTGACAACCCGGGCAAAGCCTTCGCCACGCTCGCCGCTGAGCCAATTGTACCACCGGCTGCGGCAGCAACGATGCACGACGCTAACACTGATGCGTCGGTGCAGAAGCGCGTACTTGACGTCCGCAACACCGTGAAACCTCCTCAGGAGTATTACGGTTACGCGAGCGAATTTAACGCGTTCCTGTTTCCACCGGGTACCCCACACCTGATTCCGATGACACGCGAGGAGGCGATTCTGAGGCTTGCAAAGACCTCTGATAAGTTCTCCGCCTACCTACGCAACGAGTCGGCAATTAAATCAGACAAGCTCGAGGATGTGCAAGCATTCTTGAAGCGTGAGGTTACCCCGGGTGCAGCGGCTAAGGGCCAGCCGTCCCGCCTCATTTTCCCCGTCGAGCACGAGACGCTGATTCGCACCATGCGTTTCATCGGGCCGATGAAGGATTATGAACTCAACAACATGCGGCATGGTGTTGGGTTCTCCTGTGTCGGGTTAACACCCACCGAGATAGGTGAGCGGGTCCAGGCGTTCGCGCGTGGCGTCTCAAGTATTGACCAAACTGATTTCTCAAAGATGGATGGCACCCATTCGGAGTTCACGAACAGTAATTATCTGTACGTGTACCGGTGCGCATTTGAGAAGCGGCATCACAAGGACATACGTGAGGCGTTCGCACGTAACTACAACCGCAAGGTTGCGTTACCGCGGACGGAGCTCGGGCGGCCAAAACGCAAGAAGTTCAATTCAGAGCAGATGAACATGAGCGGGAAAGGCGACACCACCAACCAGAACCACTGGCCCAACGGCTTCGTGGACTACTGCGCGTTGCGCAATGGTGGTGTCGCACCTGCTGAAGCTTATAAGCGCATCGGTCCGAAATTCGGTGACGATGGTCTTGGCGATGGTGCCTTTGACCGTGTCACCGTAGCGAAGGCCCTTGGCTTTACGGTGACGTCGGACGTTGTCCCATCAACCTCACCGGTTAGCTTCCTGTCGCGCATATTTCCAGTCCCGCGCGACTCACCCATGTCCATCGTTGAACCATTGCGCGCACTCTCCAAGATTCCTGTGAGCACTACAACTAAGGGTAAAGCGTTTTTGACGACTGATCTCGCGAATCGGGTCGCTGGCTATTTGGCCAGTGATCATGAGACGCCACTTGTCGCCGACTACTGCAACGCCCTCACACGGATCTATGGACTGCGGCCTGATTTGGCCGACATTGATCGGGATATGGCCTACCGCATTGAATCCGGGGCCTATCCATACGACGCACAATTCGAAGGGGAATGTGTCGTCGTGAT